GTGTAGACGGTAGGATTCGAACCTACAAAGCCGCCATATTGGCTGGGCCCGATCCCCCTGTGGCCGTTCGTTACACCACAGGGGAGGTCTACCAATTCCGCTCACGTCCACATGCATAGTATATATTCATTTTTGGTTAAAGTCAACTTATTTTGGACCCTAGACGAATCACTATTAAATACTCCTGATGCGATTCAACCAAATACCATTTGAACAAATTGTCCGTTTTGGACAACAAACAATGTTGGACCGACCCTTGTTTTCCGTTAGTTGGATACTGGGTCGATTCTGTAATTATAACTGTAGTTACTGCTGGCCTTATGCTAGATCGGACAAAGTCGACCACTTGCCGTTAGATGTCTATTGCCAAACTATTGACCAAATAAAACAGCAGGCTAGACAAAATGGGTTTAATGAATTTCACTGGAGTTTTAGTGGTGGAGAGCCTACTGCATACAAACATCTTCCAGAGTTAATTAAACATTTGGATGAAACCGAAAGCTCTTACCAAAGCATACACATGACAACAAATTTGAGCCCAGGTAGCAAGTGGTGGAAGTCTTGGTGCGAGCACACTAGTTTGTTACAGCGTAGAAGTATTACGGCTAGTTTCCACGATGAGTTTGCACGAGAACAAGAATTTGGAGACAAATGTTTACAGTTGATGTACGAGCTAGTCCACGTGACCATTAACCAAGTGATGGTTCCAGAAAAGTTTTACGAGCTATACGAACGTATGGAACGCTTTCATAAACGAGGAATCAACGTGACTCTAAAACCCCAAAGCGATGTAACTGCAAGTCATGTTGTAGACGGATATACTGAAGACATGATACACCTAATGCAAGAAGGATTTCCTCAAAAGTCGCAGGGAGAAGACCTCTATCAAATTAGACTTAATGACGGTGCCAAAGATTATTACTTTGATCAAGCAGAAAGATTCAATGCATTTGGGTTTAACAAATTTAAAGATTGGACTTGCAATTCAGGATATCAAAGTGTTATAATTAGAGGTAATGAGGTCAAAAGAAGTTATAGCTGTAAAGATATGCCATTGGGAACATTAACCGATGGTTTTACGCTATTCGACAGTCCGCAACGGTGTATTACCAATACCTGTGTAAGTTCGGCTGATTCTAAGATTCCCAAGGTAAAAAATGATTAACGGTATTGACTATAAAAAATTTGAAGCTGAGTTTTTACAAACAGACATAGGTAAACAAATAGTTAAGGATTTTGACCATGTAACATGCTCCGCATATAATATGCCTAGCATTATTTTTATGCGACATAAGTTCTCGGCTACTTGTAGAGAATTACTAGGTAGCAATGATCTCGCTGTTAAAAAACCAGTTACCCTTGTTTCAATTGTAACATTTTATTACCTACAATTTTTACAAGAAATAAATCCAAGTAAAATTTACGATATAGGCTGCGGATGGAATCTGTGGAAACGATACATTCCTAAAATTCACGGCGTTGATTGTAACGGTCCTTATGCAGACGAGATTGCTTACTATAATAAAGAATGGGTAGACAAACATGCAGGTACATTAGAGGCCGCCTTTACAGTTAACATGGATGTTGGACTAAAGGACAATGTGCCCTGTACATTTGATAACATGTCGGAGCAAATATTAGAATTTGCTAGATTAATTCGTCCAGGCGGTCGTGGCTATATAAGCCTAGCAGTCTGGAGTCTTTACAAATCAACAAATCCTAACTGGTATAGAGATAATAATTGTAACCCCTATGATCCTGAAAGCATAAGACAGAAGACTAAAGAAATTATCTTGAAACTTCCTCTTGACATAATTTGCTTAGACTGCGAGTTTGATATCTTTAAAAATATTCCTGCGCACGACGGCGAACTACGACTAGTGTTTGGAGTAAAGTAATGACATGGAAGTTTGATAAACATGTATCCGAATACTACCTAGAGCATGTTCGCAGTCATATTCCGGACTTTAATACAGTAATTGATAAAACTATTGAATGCTGTATTAGTAGTTGTGATAAAGAGGATTTGATACTAGACTTTGGTTGTGCCACGGGTTACACATTGGACAAGCTACATCAGGCAGGTTTTAGAAATTTGTGCGGCGCAGACTCTAGTCAAGACATGTTAAACAAATGTGTTTCGCCTGCGAAATATATCTGTACCGATAATATACCTAAACTTCAATTTAAAGCAATAATTGCCAATTGGGTTTTACATTTTAACTTTAACAAAGAGCAGTTGATTAAAAATATCTATGATCAATTAGAAAATAACGGTATTGCAATAATAAGCGATAAGTTATCTCAAAGTAAATTTATTCAGGATAGATACTATAATTGGAAACAGTCGCAAGGTGTGTCTATTGATGATATACAACGTAAAGAGCAATCTTTAATTGGTGTTATGAATTTACACCCGATAGGCTACTATTATGACACGTTAACTTCTGTTGGTTTTAAATCTGTTGAAGTGTTTCACGGCAGTTGGGGGTTTGTTAGTTTACTGGCAAGAAAATAATGAGCAAAGCAAAAGAATACATTCAATCGATTGAAAATAAAACAGGTAGCAAAACTTTTTGCATATTACCTTGGATACATGTAGCTACACGACCAAACGGAGATGCTAGGCTTTGTTGCGGTAGTAATGCTAGTCAAGCAACTAACGGTATACTAGATGCAGGACTAGTTAAGACAGAAAACGGCGAGCCTGCAAACTTTGGTAAAGATGGTTTACTAAGTGCAATTAATAACGAGTACATGCGGGATGTGCGTAAGACCATGTTAGCAGGAAAGATTCCTCTTAGTTGTGCAAAATGTTTTGAAGAAGAACAAAATGGTATTATCAGCAAACGAGTATGGGAGCTGTACTATTGGGAAAATGAAGGGCTTGATCTTAAAGAAATTATCGACAGTACTGATATCGATGGAACAATACCTCCTGTAATAAAATATCTGGATCTTCGACTAGGACATACCTGTAATTTAAAATGTGTAATGTGTACACCACACGATAGTAGTCGCTGGGTACAAGATCATGCCGCAATAACTAAAACTGTTAAAAGTCCTATTGTGCTTAAACAGATCATGTGGGATGCTGACAAGTTTGACAACTACTGGTACGAGAAGCCAGAACTATGGACTGAAATCTTTAATCAAATTCCTAACATTCGTCAATTATATTTTGCTGGTGGCGAACCTTTAATGATTAAAGAACACAAACGTTTTTTAGAGGAAATAGTTGCTAGAGGATACGCAAAGAATATTACTGTAAGATATAACAGTAACGGACTTTTTGTAGACGACTACATTATCAACTTGTGGAGTAATTTTAAAGAAGTTCGCTTTGCCTTTAGTATCGACGCAGTTGGCGACAGGAATCACTACATTAGGTATCCAGCAGACTGGGACACTATCGTAAAGAACTTGCACATACTAGACAACACACCAGACAATATAAAAATTGGTATAGCCTGTGCTGTACAGATTTTTAATGTAAAGCATATTATTGATTTTGCCAAATGGAAAATACAACAAAACTTTAAAAAAATCAACTTGTTTAAAGTAAACGAAGTCGTTGCTGGCGGCGGCATCATTAATATGCACATGTTGTACATACCCACATTCTTAAGTGCAAGAATGTTGCCTAAAGAAGACAAAGACCAGTTAATCAAAGACTTTGCAGATTTTAAAGATTGGCTGTGGAATAACTATACTCAAGATGATGATTTCTGGAAACACAATCCTAACGGATGGAAACGTTGGGAGGGTATACTCAGCTTTGTTCTTGCAGAAGATCACAGTAACCAACTTTCAGATTTTAAAGAATATGTCAGTAACTTAGATCAGATAAGAGGACTAGATGCTAAAACTATATTTCCCGAGTTGGCGCATATATTATGAAAGAACTTATTCAAATAGAAAATAATAAAAAAGACACGCTTAGGATCATGTATAACCTAAGCAATGTCTGCAACTATAAATGTTGGTATTGTTTTCCCGGATGTAATGACGGTACTGTAGGCTGGCCCGACTTGACCACTGCCAAATTGAATATGAAGCATTTATTGGAATACTATTTTAATAATGGTACAAATGACATCAATTTAAATTTAATAGGCGGTGAGCCATCCTTGTGGAGAGATTTAGGTGAGTTTGTACAGTACATAAAAGATAACGTTAATAAAAAATGGTATCAAAAAATTCGAATCAGTATGCAGACCAATGCTTCCAGAACATTAAGATGGTGGGAAGAATACGGACACTATTTTGACCATGTTAGTATCAGTGTGCATGGTGAACGTGCTGATCCGCTACACATATCTAAAGTGGGACAAATTTTAGTAGATAAAGGCGTTTTTTGTTTTGCTTCTGTATTAATGGATCACAAACATTGGGACAAGTCTGTTGAGTTAGTTGATACAATTTTATCTACAAAGACATCCTTTATGGTACAGGTTAAACCAATACATGTAAATGGAATTTATAACTACACTGATTCTCAGAATTCTTATTTGTCAGAAACTATTAAAAGAAAACCAAGTATCAGTCAAGCTATTAAGAACTATAAAACTATATCTTCTATACCAACTATCACCGCATCGTATAGCGACGGCTCTAAAATAAAAACCAAAGTTGCTTACAAGATAGTTCAGGAGGGTATTCAAAGCTTCACAGGATGGAGTTGTAGTATTGGACAGACTTGGATATACATTAACCTAGAAGGCAATATAACCGGAACCTGCGGCAATAAATTATACGGAGTCGATTATTTCTACAACATAAATGACAAAGATTTTGTCAATAAATTTGCACCAAAACTTACATCAGTTATTTGCGAAAAAGGAAACTGTAGTTGCGAAGGTGAAATAGTATTAGCAAAAAAGAAAATATGAACATAGATACAGAACACATACATCATTGGATGCGAGCTATTCGTAATAGTAAAAATCCTATGCGTACCATGGACGCTTTTTGGAGTGGACAAATAAAAAGCAAAGAATGGATTATCACCGAGTTGAATAAGGTAAGGCACTATACAGTAGATTGGCCTACCGTAGATATACACGGTGGTTGGGTCGGTGTATTAGCCAGTATGTTATTTCAAAGTAACTTGTATCTGAAGAATATTAGATCTGTAGATATTGATCCAGAATGCGAAGCAATCGCTAACGACATGAACCAACTAGAATTAGAAGCTGGCAAGTTTCGAGCTGTTACCGCAGATATGTGTGACTTGCGCAGTGATGCTGATATTATAATCAACACTAGCTTTGAACATATAACACAAGATCAATACGACCTATGGCTATCAGGACTTCCTCAAAATAGTTTAATAATTTTACAAAGTAATGACTACAAGATACCAGAGCATGTTAGAACTGCTAGTACCTTAGAAGAGTTTAAAGTACAATCGGGGCTGACACGCATATTCTACTCGGGTGAATTAGAATTGCCGCTCTATACAAGATTTATGATAATTGGTAGCAAATAATGTTTAACTTTCAAGACCTCAAAACCGTTCATTTGGAAATCAGTACAAGGTGCCAAGCATCTTGTCCTATGTGTCCACGCAACTATCACGGAGGTTTAGAAAATCCTAATTTAAAAATAGCCGATTGGACTTATGCAGATTTTATACGTATTTTCGACACCGATACTTTAAAGCAGATAACTGGCATTTATTTTTGCGGAAACTTCGGCGACCCTATCATGAACGATGATTTGATACTCATGTGCCAATATCTAAAGGACCATGCTCCAACAATTGATTTAAGAATTCATACAAACGGTGGCGCAAGAAGTACTCGTTGGTGGCAGGCTCTTAGACAGTCGTTGCCAGACAAGCACGTAGTCATATTTGCCTTAGATGGATTAGAAGATACACACCATTTATATCGTATTGGCACTAAGTATGAAAATGTAATACGTAATGCGTCTACTTTTATTAACGAAGGCGGAACAGCTGAATGGGTCTTTATTAAATTTAAGCATAATGAGCATCAAGTTGAAGAAGCCGAACGCAGAAGCAAACAACTAGGTTTTGCTAGATTTGCTGTGAAGAATACAATTAGATTTATTGGAGAACCTAAGTTTAGCGTACTAGACAAAAACGGAGAACACAAATACTATTTAGAACCTCCAGAAACTAATCAAGTTATTTTAATCGATCGGCAGGCAGTAGAGAATTTTAATACTTGGTATAAGGAAACTGAAATAGAATGTTACGCTCAGGTTAATAAAGAAATTTATATTGATGCTCATAGAAATTTATTCCCTTGTTGCTTTTTAGCCAGCGCACCTTATAACCACAGTTATTCACAGCCGTTACTTACAGATATTAGAAACAAGATTGTTGAACAGTATCACGGTTTAGTAGACAGTATAGGCGGTATAAACAATCTAAGTTTAGACAGCCATTCTATCAAAGAAGTAGTTAATAGTACTGCTTGGCAAACAGTATGGGACGAATACTGGACTAGTAAAAAACTTATTACCTGTGCTAGAACCTGCGGTAAAACAAATTTGTCAAAACCCAAAGACCAATTTGTTAAGAGAACTAATAATGAATAAGTTTTTTGCTATTCATCCTGTTAATCAAGATCCATTTATTATCACGTGGGACCTTGGCCGTAGATGTAATTACGACTGTAGTTACTGCCCTAGTCATAGGCATGATAATTTTAGCTCTCACGCAAGTTTAGAAGAACTAAAAGATAGCACAGAGTTTTTGTTTGCGTATATTTCAACAGTATCAGAACAGAGAATCAATAAAGATTTTCACGTGAGCTTTACTGGAGGGGAACCAACAGTAAACCCAAACTTCATAGCATTTGTCAGTTACTTGAAAGAAAGATACCATTCCTCATTTGCAAATAAGTTTAATTTGCAACTTGACTTAACTACCAACGGCGCAATGAGTGAAAAAATGGCCCAGGCAGTTATCAAAGAATTTGATTATGTTACAGTTAGCTATCATGCAGAAGCTGTAGACAAATTAAAAACTCAGGTCATTGAAAGAATTGAACAGTTTCACAATAGTGATATTAAATTAAAAGTTAATGTAATGTTTCATGCACAGTATTTTTCTGAATGTCAGGACTTGTGCGAACAATTTAAAATACTAGGTATTCGCTACATACCTAGGTTGATAGGTGATGATCCTGACAGCAAGTCTAGTCAAGCACATTTGTACACAGCAGAACAAAAATCATGGCTTACAGAATTCTGGGGAATTGATTTTAACCCTACAGGACGACCTTGCTGTGGAGGAAGGACATTTGGTGTATGTAGTTCGGACGGTGTTGAACACACCAAGTACTTGAATAACAGGGAATTTAAAGATTGGTATTGTAGTGTAAACTGGTTTTTCTTACATATAGAACAGCAAACAAAATTAATCTTTCATCATCAAACCTGTCAAGCAAGATTAGATGGCACCCGAGGACATATTGGATCACTTGAAAACTGGACGAGCATTATAGACAATTTAGAAACTATGCTGTCTCAAAAAGAAATGCCGTTGGTTGTTTGCCCTAATAAACTTTGTGGCTGTGGGTTATGTACACCTAAAAGTGAAAACAGGCACAACTTACTAGAAGTCATGCCTGCAATAGTCAAAGATATTTCAGTTTTTAATTAACTTAGGTCAACCCATTCAGGAGTAACACCGCCAGTGTTTTGATACCCTTGGAACGTGTTTGTAGTTGTATTATAAATCATTTGACCAAATGCCGGTGTTAATGCATTTCTTTGTGTTGTAGTATAACTAGCGATTTGAAGCACTTTATTTGCACTAATACCGTCGCCACTAATAGCAAACGAACTTTGCAATACACCTGTGCTATCTGCTGCACGGAAAACCCATGCTGAAGGCGCAATACCAGAACTTACAGTTCCGTTAGTCAAGCACACAATAGCACCTGCAGGGCTATAGGCGCTGCCGGTGTACGCCGCAACAGAGAAATTCAATAACTGGTCGTTTTGTAGTACAGTAGTTGGACTAACTGTTGTTCCTCTACTTCTAGCAAAAGTAACCGAACTCACAGCTGCGTTAGACCCTTGATTCTGTAGGAATGATATCCAAGGATTGCTTGGGTTGTAAGATTGAGTAACAAATGCACTACTTGTAGTTGACACAACTAGTTGGTTCCCAGAAATTGTTCCGCCACCTGAATTAAATGCAATAGAACTGATAGTTAACGCTTTTGATGTTCCATTTACAATCGTCGACGAGTCTGAAGCTAAAAGATTACCAGTAAACGATGTTCCTTTGACTGTTCCAGTAATATCAATATTACCAGTTCCTGTGATGTTATTTGAGTTTAAGTTTAAGTTACCACCCAACATTGGGTTAGTATCGTCTTCAATTGCTGCAAGCCCTACCCCGTCAAGAGTTACTGTAGCATTAATTTTGTTCTCTACATCGTCGTACAAAAACGAAATGTTTGAGTGAGTTCCAGTTGTAAACAAACTAGCAGCCGCTTCTTGAGCTAGTAGCGGTGAGAAATATTGTCTATTTAAATTTGTACCTTGTTCAATATCGTCAGTAGATAGTCCTGCTACTTCTAATACTTGATCTATTGCGTTGTAAGTTAAACCATAACCAGCAACGTTGTTACCTATTACAGGCACACCGCCAGCAGTAATACCGTCTCCGACCCATAGTTGTTGACCATCGATAGTCCATACTATTTCACCAGTTTCAAATACTTTTCCTGTGCGTTGGGCGTCTGTGCCGCGTCTGATCTTTAGCGCCATTGTGCTATCCTCGTTATTTTAGGGCTTGAGCCATATAATGTATTTATTAAAGATGCGCCCAACGTTCTTTATTGATTTTTGCAATTTCTAGGGTTTTTCGCAAGCCTTTAGGGTCGTACCAAACACAGAACTGAAAACAGTCTTTACACTCTGCAGGACAGCATTGATAAAGCAAATCGTCGTACTCCAGCTGATAGCCCGTAGTTTTTTCTAGGAATTTACAAAACTTAACAAACTTTTTATAGCTGATTTCTGCATTATCGTACTGTACACCTCTAGATATAAACAGCACATCTTTGCCCCACTGATTGTAATTATCTAGTACAAACTTGATATTTGCGCTGGTAATTTCTAAACCCTGCCCTAAAGTTCTAAAATACGGATTAATGTAAGCTCTATTGCAGATTCTAGAAACATTAGCAGGCCAACGACCGTTATTGTATATTCCATGGAACGCAGCTGGTTTTCCGTCTCTTACGTTAACAATCATATGTTCATAGTCTGTTAACTCAATGGACTGGTAATTTTTCCAGAGATTATGAGTTTTATCTTCTCGTGCAATATTATAAATTTCTTGCCATTCAGATGTTGACTCATTTATTACGCTGTATTGATCCATAAATTTTCTTTTTATAATCTGTGACAAGCTCAATTAATCGCTGTTGCCCACGAGCCATAATTTCTGGTGGAACAGATTTAGCTCTAAGTTTTTGCAGTTCATTAATTGGCAATACTCCTAAAGATGCAACTGCAAATAAAAACCAAGAATGCAAATAGTTATTAGTTGCATTGTTATATTTCATGGCTATCTCATTTGCTTGATTAAAATTTGTAAATTCATTTTCCCAGTAATTACTTTCTCCAGTTATTTTATAACCATACTTTTCATAATTCTGGTCAATATCACTTTTATAGCGAGCCTTGTGTCGTATAAACAAGGGCAAGTATAACGAGTTAATATCGTGAGCTTGATTCCATTCAAACGTTTTTTCTACACTTTTTAAGTCCTCGTAAGGTAACCCTAGTATAAACGAACATATAAAATTGATGTCTTCTTTAAAATGATCTTGTCTCAACTCTAGAAGAAAGTCTTTAACTTTATCACTTGCCATGCCCTTACCTATTGCTTTTGCTGTCTTAGGGTTGTAGCTTTCAATTCCAAAAAATGCACTTTTAAGACCTAGCTCTTTTACCAACTGTATTTGTTCTCGATGAGCATATAATAAATCCAAACGCATATATGTGGTAAAGTTTATTTTAAAAGGTAAATCTGTAATAGCTTTGTGCAACTGTTCTAATTTGAACATACTATCGTTGAATGTGTCGTCTGCAAATGTATAATTTACAGTTCCAAAGTTTTCATAGTTGTAGATTAATTCGTCTTTTAATATGCTGACATCTCTAAGATAATCGAGTTTGTTTTTACCAGTTAATTGAAAGTTACAAAATTTACATTTAAAAATACAACCTCTGCTTATCTCTATTGGAAGTGTTTCTCCTGGCATAATGAAATCGTTAGGTAACCATTTGTGTGTTAAGTGTTCAACATTTACAGGGTGTTCTTCTCCTTCTATAAATGACATACCTAACTTTTTTGGCCAGAGTCTGTGATTGTTTTCTATGTACTCGATGATTGAAGTATCGCTGTAACTATGGAATACAGCATCAAAGAAAGGATACTGTTCATAATAACCAGAGTTCGCACCACCTAAAAGAAATTTAATATTTGGAAATTCTTGTTTTAACTTTTTAATAGTATTAACAATGTTGTCAGGTAGCCCAATTTCAAAATTTTTATCTAACCAAGAATCAGAGGTGCCGTTTAAATTTTGTCTTTGATAAAAAGTTGAACTCACTCCTATGAATTTTGTCTCAGGTCCAATAAATCCTTTTACAGCATGATACAACTCTTCTCCAAAGAAGTAATCAGTGTAGTCGATTACTTGCACAGTTCTTCCTGTTTGCCTGACAGCATGGGCAACAGCATACGCACCAATAGCCCTAGTAAGCATGGCGGACATTGTTACTCCTGTGAGTATAATCATATTATACATTATTTTGCTCCGTTATTACTAAATGTATTCTTGGCTCCCATCCACCATTGTAAACAAAATGTGTTTGTGTTGTGTCTACTTTGTAAAAATGACCATCAGCTGGTATATGATAGCAGTTTGCTACTGTAGGTTCTTCTCCAGTGTAGTGACCAAATAGTGCGTGTGGGTTTGTTTCTAGAACATAGTGATACCGTTTCTCATTATCAGAATGTATACTTAATCCAGACTTTGGCATTAACCTCATATAACGTATTCTACCAAATTTTATATTTTCAAAAGTCGCAAGTTTTTCCAGGATAGATTTAGTGTAGGAAGGCAAGTGCGGATTATATTCAGTGAAGTCGGATTCTTTGGCCAGCACTTCGCCAGTTAACCTGTCTACTAAACTACCTTGCCCGTCAGTCCATACATCGTCGGCATTTGGTCTATGTGTGATTCCTAGCTGATTTCCAGGAGTTTTTTTAAAAACATGTTCTGGCCAAGGACGAACACTTAGTAGATATTGTAAGTCTGCAGACATTTTTTCCTTGTCAGCTGTAAAATTTAATTTTGTTATAAAGCTCATATCTTAATTGGAATAACTTTTTTAATTGTTCCTGGTTGTTGGTCTTTATCTAGTGTCCAGTCAAACTCTTTAATAGATACTGGCCCTTGCCAGTTATCTTTCCAGTAGTTAAATTCACTGCCAGTCATGGGCCTGTATCTATAACGTTCAGGTATACTGTCTAGCATAGGCATGTCCATATTGATAAAGGCGTCTCTTGTAATAACTTGATGTACAAAATTGCTTATAGGTCCATCATAGAACTGACACCAGGGACCTGTAGCAAGTTCTTCTAAATCTATATTTGTAACATCGGGCCATTGTATCAACCGAAGTATAATACCGTTCCAGTCTAACATAACATGATAGGGATTGTCGTCGCCTGAATATGGCCTAACATCTTCTCCAATTAGCTCTTTAATTTTTTTAACCAGTATGCTTAGATAGCTTCTCTGTTTATCGTTGCTACGTCCTATGAAACTCCCACAACGTATCCTAAAGTGTGTGATTTGTTTGTTGGCTAGACTTTTAATTTCATTTAATATAAAAGGAAGATGATCATAGCTTTCTATAGTGTAGCCTACATAACCAATATCATACCCAACATCCAACATGTTTTGTAAACCACGCAACTGTTTCTTGTGTACAGTTTCTCCCTGGTAACTAGGATGGTTAAGTCCCAAGCACATGGTTTTTAATCCTGCATCAAAAACATTTTGTGTAAATTCTTTGTCGGCAAATCTAACACCGTTAGACAACAGTTCAATCTGTTTGAATCCAAGACTATTGATAGCTCTACAGAATTCTGTAAAGTCTGGTCTTAGTGTAGGTTCTGCGCCTGCTATCATCGGTTTACAGTCTTTAGGAAACTGTTCTAACTGCACTACCAGTTGATCAATAGGCTTGTCCTGTATTTTGTTATCAGGAAGGTGATAACAATGCGGGCAGCTTAACTGGCAACGATCAGATGCTTCAAACAGTACTTGATCAAAATGTTCAACGTCTCTGTCGTGTTGTAAACTGTAATAGAACTCTGTGTCTACTTCTACAGTACTGATCATCTCCCCGTGCTCCTCACAGCGTTTGGCCATGAGTATTTTTCCGTCGTCTTCATAAACAACGGCTGGTATGTGTCTATAGCATTTATCGCATAGACTGACTGTTTTATGAATGAATAACATTTTCTAATTCTATCCTACGATGCTTGATTACATCTGTTTCGTATTCTGTTTGATCTTCTACATCGCCTAAAATTTTAAATGCATCCCATCTTTGCTGACAATTAAAACATTTTCCACAATGTTTTCCAACACGAGTTAAACTGTCTTGTATACAAGAGCTAGTTCCATATAATATATCCAGTATTCCTAGTTGTCTATAAAAATCTACTACTTCGCTCTTATTGATATTTTCAAAAGGGCTTTTAATAAAACTTGAAGATCCTCGCAATAACGGATACACTTCTGCCGGAATATCAATGTCCAGTAGATGATTAGTGTAAACGTCAGTGGGCAAGTGAAATTCTTCTATAGTTGATTTAAACTTTTCTGGGTTACTAGACGCAATTCTTTTTACTTCTTCGATAGTCATTCCTGGCTGTTTGAATTCTTCTACTTCAAAGAATAATTTTGTAAAACCAAACATAACAAAATCCACCGAGTATGTTTCTTTTAAATTTAGCATTTTATCTTCGATGGATTGTTTTCTGTTTGTCACGTGAGCTGTATAATCAAAATTCAAGTATGTGGGTGTTATGTTTAATAGTTTTGCTGCTCTTGAAATATTAGTGTTTATGTGTGTATTCTTGTCTACATCGTTACAACTAAAAATATCATCAGAGTAAAAAAACAAAACATTTTCTTTCCCATAAATTTTGTCAGCTAGATAACTTATGAGACAAGACTCCATTCCTCCGGATAAAAATACTCCCATTTTTCGATTAGGGGAGAGTTTTGGAAAATGGACGTCCAATACAAAATTAACATTGTTTGGTTTTAGAGTGTACACGGGTTTCATAATGTATATATCTGCATTTAACTGCCTACTAAATAGATCATGAACCTCACATAGGGACTAAAACACCATGGAACGAATTACAGAACCTGAATTAATGACAGATCCTGATCAGGCAATATCCTATCACGAGAATGATAGAAACCAAATTAAACATTTATTTAAAGTAGCCTATCAAGCAGCTAAAAAACAAATACCAGAAACACTAGTGGATCTAGGATGCGGCCCGGGGGATTTAACCTATGAGATTGCTGAAATGTATCCTTCAGCAAACGTTACCGGAATAGACGATAGTGAAGAAATGCTATCCTTGGCCAAGACTCGAGACAATCTTAAGTTTGTAAAAATGCCTATAACTGAAGTAACTGATCATTACGCTAGGGTCATATCGTCATTAACCTTGCATCATTTTCACGATCCTTTACAATTTTGGAATTCAATAAAAAGAATAGCACCACGAGATATTTTTATATTAGATTTTATTCGTCCTGAAAGTGAAGAAGATTTACAACGAATAGTTCAACATCGCGGATACCTGGAAGGAAAATTCAAAGAAGATTTTGAAAATAGTCTAAGAGCTTGTTTTACTATAGATGAAATAAAGCAACAATTAGAAGATTGTAATTTAAAATTAACAGTTCACGAAGTAGATCAGTTTCACCTTAAGGCAGGAGTTGTTATAATTTCGGGCGTTTTATGAGAATAGCAATCACTGGACATAGCCAAGGTCTCGGCAAAGCAATCGCAGATCATTTTCAAAATTTTGGACATACTGTTATAGGTTATAGCAGAACAAATGGGTTTGACATTTCCCAGGAAGATACTAGAAACAAAATTATTGAAGAATTAAAATCTTGCGATGTTTTTATCAATAATGCATACGCTCCTTTTGCACAAAAAGACCTTTTAGTTAGAGCTATCGATTTATGGAAAAATGATAACAAAACAATTATCAATATCAATAGTAAATCAACATTAATAGCTGTTTGTCCAGATTACATGAAAGAATATGCTGCTGATAAACAACAGCAACAAAAGATAATACGAGATCGAATCTTTAAAGCAAGACCTTATATTATGAATTTTACACCTGGTTTAATTGACACAGCTATGTCTGAAAATTTTAAATCAAAAAAATTAAATACAAAAAAGTTAGCTGAATTTATATATGTACTGCTAGAATTTAAAGATAGTATAGCAATACAAGATGTGTTAGTAGAAGTTCCTGATTTAGATTGGAACGACATCGAGAGACTATAATGTGGAATACACTAGAAGAATTTGTTAAATGGTATGAAGACGAAGGATACCCTATTCGTCCGCCTCAGCATAATTCTATTTTTAGAACTAATAATGCCAGTGCATTGGTATTATACAGAGAAGGTCAATTTCAAGTAGAATTATATATTGCCGACGGAGGGCAAGGAACACCCGAACACGCACATCCAGGTGTTAATAGTGTAATAGTATTTCTAGCAGGACAGGGTAACACTACGATTAATGGTCAAACTATAGCAGATCCTACACCATTTTTTGATAAAGTAAATAAGGACGGCACAAGTATTCTTTTTAAACAAAAGTTGTTTTTAAACCCCAACGATACACATGGGCTTATAACATATTCGCAAGGATTTGCATTCTTAAGTATAGAGCAATGGCCCGAGGGCGTTAGCCCATCTAGTGTAACAGTTCACTGGTCGGGGGAAACCACAGGCAACATACATAACGAAACTATACGCAAAACTAAAGAAAATAAATAATTATATGAGCGAAACAGTTTTTCATAGACCCGATTTAAACATGTCCTTTTTTCCTTCTATCAATCCTCACAAGGATTTAGAGATTCCTGAAACTTGGGCAAATGTAAAAGAGTTTGCCGATTGGTGGATGCAAGCAGGAATGCCTATTATATTTCCCAAGAACCCTGAAGTCTTCTTATCCGATGATGCATCTGCTGTTGCAATTTTTAGGCACGGAAGATTTCAAGTAGAGATGTATCTGATACATCCTCATCCAAAAGTTCCAGAACACGAACATCCAGATGTTGAGGTCATTAAAATGCGCTTGGGCAATACTAAAACGCCTATCATGAGCGGAGTATTAAAAAATGGCCAAGCACACGGTGCTGGTATGCGTATGGAAGCAGAAACACTTGGTTTTCCATTACTTGCGTTTCAGCACTGGTTAACACGTGACCCAACAACTGTTGCGTCTATGTGGAAGGGTACAACCGTAGGACCGTTACAAGAAGCTCTTATCAAGAGATTTAATCCAGATGCTTATGTTGTGGATGGCTATGCAGATATTACAAGAACGAGTAATGAATGAGTACGCTGGATCTGTTCGCAGTAAAAATTTATAAAACTCAGTACCCGCAAGTTGACGTTATTCGCGAGCAACTTTTTCCCAAGCTAATAGACCTGTTTGAACAAACTAAGAATAATAATGTAGAATCGATGTATAACGGTACATTATGTACTTACAATACCAACGCATTACTTCAAACTTACCCAGAGACACAAGAGCTAATAGCATTTGCAGAACTTCATGCTAGGCAATATTGGAAACAATTAAAATACTCGCCTTTGCTCGAACCAAAAGTTATTCAAGTATGGGCGAACGAAACACCGCACAGTGGTTGGGTAAGAAGTCACTTACACGGATCTATGCCATTAACAGCAGTTTTGTATGTGAGCGCAGAAAAGGGTATGGGTAACTTAGTAATTGAAAATCCATTAGACGCAATATTATCATCACAGCCAATGGATTATAAGGAACAAGAATTACTACATCACGAAGTAGAAGTTACTACTGGCGACTTTGTAATGTTTCCTGGCTGGATTAGACACCATGTTAAACCTAACACGACAAACGAGAAGCGTTTGATAATAGGTATTAACTTTGGGTCTAAAGGAAACTATCTCACAGGTCAGTGGGTTTCGGCATAAACTTTTGCCAACAGCCAATATTAAATCCAAACACATATCTATTTTCTTTAGTTCGGTTACTACGAGTATGATGACGTAACCACCCAGGAAACATAATTAACTTTCCTGGTTTGACTGTTATTGTTTCAGAATTTAGATAGGGTTTTTCAAGGAAGTCTTTAGGTTGTTTACCAACAACCATCTCTAAAGGATTTTCTAAATATAAATTCCCCATGTCTGGTTCTGCATTTATGTAAAATGCTCCTGCAAGAGGAACAGGGTTGTGATTATGTGCAGGAGTAAATCCACCAGGCGGAATGCAGTTAGCCCATAGTTGCAGTATGTACGGATCTTTTTTTGATGTGAGCTCGCTTTGTTTCCAATATTCTCTTCCGTGAAATTCAATAAAATCTACAACTTCTTTTAAATTAGGATCCTTATGTAAATCATGATTGGATCTTATAATCATAGGAGTTCCGTCGCCAAAAATATAATCATTTCCGTAGGCTGGCGTCTTAAGATCAAATTTAGGAACAATAGCATCTAATATTCTATCTTTAATCATTTCAAAATTTGGATAGTCGGCTTCGTAAATTTTTATAGGAAAAATATCTCTGCCTTGGCTCGGAGAAAAAATGTCTGACATAAAAGTACTCACTAAATAACTCAACTATTTAACACAGATCAACCATGCACGGAATTATTTTAACAGGGGCGTCAGCAATGCTTAACAACGCACCCCAGTTCAAAAGAACTGGTGGCGCCCATAGAATCGCAACATACCTTAGAGATAGAAACTGGGATGTAGAAGTTTTAGATTTTGTAATGGGTTGGAATTTGGATCAGTTGAAAGAATTTACTAGATCTAGGCTGCATAGTAAATCTGTATTTGTAGGCTTTGGAGGAACTTTTCCAATTTGGTCAGACACTTTAGAAAAGTATTTCTCCTGGTTAAAGCAAGAGTATCCTGAAATAAAAATTATTGCAGGTGGCCAAATTAGCAACATTTACAAAATTAATGCTGATTGGTATGTTGACGGTTTTGGAGAACGTGCTCTTGAAGAGTTGTTAAAACATATTACTGGCTCTAGCTCAGAAAAGTTAAAATACCAGTTAGGCATTAATGGAAGAAAAATTTTAAAAGGTAACTTAGATTATCCGAGCTTTCCAATGTCTGAACTTCATATTAGATACGAAGACAGAGATTTTATCATGCCTGATGAAACATTGGTTACAGAGTTAGGCAGAGGCTGTATCTTTAATTGTGCATTCTGTAATTTTCCTATACTAGGTGTAAAAGAAGATCATTCAAGGTCTGCTGAAAATTTTAGAATGGAATTACAAGATACATATGACAGGTTCGGTGTAACCAAGTATGTTATAGCAGATGAAACAGTAAATGACTATACAGCAAAGTTAGAAAAGTTTGCAGTAGCAACAAAGCAGTTAACATTCCGTCCTAGATTATTTGGATTTGCAAGAGGGGATTTGCTGGTTGCTAGAAAACAAGATTGGGATATAATGTTAGAACTAGGATTCACTGGACATCATTATGGAATAGAATCTGCGAATCCAGCAAGCCTTAAAGTTATAGGCAAGGGTATGCACCCGGACAAATTATTGCCAGGGTTGCTTGAAGCAAGAAATTATTTTAAAAAGCATTCAATATACAAAGGACAAGTTAGTTTAATTGTAGGACTTCCTTACGAAACTAGGGAAACATTAAACAGTACACTTAAATGGTTTGAAAGTAATTGGAAGAAAGAAAATTTACAAATGTTTCCGCTATACATTCCAAAAGCAGATGGTGCGGACAACGCTTCGAAGTTTTCTAACGATTGGGGGAAATATGGATTTAGAAAAACTGCAATAGATTTATATCCTGCGGTAAAAACATTGTTTCGTTCGATTCCCACACAGTATGGTGTGGGGGATAATTTTTTAGAAGATACAGGAATTAGTTGGGAAACAGATGAATGGAATTTAATCGATGCTTGTAAGATTGTTGCTGATTTTTATCTCAACGATTACACAAAAAACTACGGTCCGGTGATATGGAACTACGGGGACTTAGAGTCTGTGTTTAATAAACCTTACGATTTTTTTATAGATAAAACTATATCAGAAATTTTTGACAATACAGGCTGTAATGATTTTACTGATTTCTATACAGCATCAACAATTCGCATTAACGATTATATTACTAAAAAATTAAACTGGACACCTAGTTAGCATTTAGTCCACATAGCTCGCCAACCAGATACAGATAATCCATCGGGTGGTGCCATATTATCAACATGTTTTGGTAGTCGTTTATCAAACGGTTGAAGCACAGGCTCGCTTTTCATTATTTCAGATATTTCTCCAAGCACATCTGTGTCCTTCAGTGCTCGTAGATCCATTACTAGTTTGCCGCCTTTCTTTAAACTATTGTAGGCCTTGTTCCAATAAGTGTCTACAGGATAGTGCCACCCCCAGGATAGATACGATGTAACACAATCTACTTCTTCAGGAAAGTCTGATTTTTCTCCTAACAGAGTAAAACGGTCAAGTCCTAGGTTAGACGCTTGTATGGCATCAACTACCGGCGCCCAATTATGATACATAGGATAATTTTTATCATAATATATCCCGGGCTTAAATTCAAATCCTTCTTTATCAACTAACCAAAATTTACTGTTAGGTATATAAGATGCTAGTAATAAATCTATAACAGAAACGCCACATCCTATATCTATAATTTTAGCGTTCTCTGGCAAATTAAACACACCCTGTTCATAGCGTTGATTCCAGAAGTGCTGGTACCATCTTGGAAAGTATTCAAAAAAGAGCTGCAAACTTGATGGCTGGTTTTGTAAATATAGCCCTGCTTGAATGTTAGACCATTTTGCTAGTTCATCTACATCGTTCCACTTTACCGTTAAATCGCCTTTATCTGTGGCAATTTTAAGTGTGTATGTTGTCCATTCTTTGATATATTCTTGCATTTAGCGTTCCTCGTGAAGGTATTTATAGAGTTATATTTTAGATAAATAAGAATGTGAAGCACTTAAGGGCGTCTAAATATGGATTTTTCGTTTATATCAAATATCATTTCTAATACCGAACAGTCAGAGCTGTTTGACAGTCTGAACGAACGTTTTGAATATTGGAATAGTTATAACAGAATTGGGTTATTTTATAACAACTTACCTCACAGAGATGCGATTGATTTTGCGACTGAGGTATTTAAAGATGGCTTTATAATTGTAACAAGCCAGTCAATTTTTTATGACAATTTATCAACAGGAGATTGTCACAGTTTAGAAAAAACATGGGACGATAACAGTTATAGTTTATTCTGTCAGTTATCTGAAAGTGCTACACCGGTTAGAATTGATTATGCAGCAGATAGACGAATTGTAGATATAGGCGGTACACAGTGGATGTATACTAAGTATGTAGCTCCTAACAAGGAGTACGGTGAATCAATTATGTTACAGCCCCAGGACGCCTATAGCGTAGCATCTAAATTTGTAGATGAAGCAGCTTTGATAATTGAAAAAGTTCAATCAATATCGATTCACAGAGCACCAATACGTATGCTTAACCCTTGTAACTGGTATAAGGATAGCATAGGGTGGTTTTGGGCAAACTTGTATGATTGGTCTTCAGATTTAGAAACAGAAAAGTCTAACGGCCTTTTGTACTTTAAAATGACCTTAGATACTAGTTTAGCGGCAAATAAAATGAATAGTAGTCAAGTAGAAGAACTATTAGCCTATGCAAAAACTAAGTGGAGATAATATGAAAGAATTCTACAAATTAGAGATTTACAAAAATGCCGAACTAGTACATACACAAGAAGGCCATTTTTCGATAATGTACAGATTGCTCTTTCAATGGTACTATCCAAACTCCCCTTATACCGTAAAATTAAAAGCGATAACAGGCAAGCAAATTGATGTTACTCAAATTCCTTCTTTGCTAGAAGAGAGTATTAAATTGTAAGCACTAGGTAGTACACTTAAGAAAAATTGATATACTGGGCCTGTTGCTGCTGCATCGTGTACTAGGCTAGTATCGATTACATAAATTCTTCCAGACTCAACAGGCTCTATTTTAATAGGGCCTTTTTTATCGTAAAAACAAATTTCCATATTATTTGCATCTGTTGTGCCCCACAGTCTTATCCAAGGAGAAGGAACAACTGTATCAATGTGCGGCATAAATCTTGCACCGTTATCCCATTTAAGGATATTAGATCTACACCAATGACCGTCAAATAATTTCAGTAGTCTTAAACTTGGTAAATCTAGTACTTCTGTTGAAGTTAAACAATCAGTTTCTAATAATGAACTGTTTGGATGTTTATTATTCCACTCGTATAAAGATCCGTTTATAGGATCATTTAATTTTAAAACTCCATCTTGATTAACAACTGCCAGACCTAGTCTAGGAAGTTCTGTAAATTGCGAGCCCCATTGTTCAAAATATACTTTATATTGTTCTATCTCTTCTTTAAATTTATCACAATCAATCTTTATGTTTAATGGAGTAAGGGGTTTTGTATGTAATCTGTGGTAGTCTTCTTGACTTATTTTAGACAAAGCATTCAGCCGACTTTGACTATTGGCAAACACATTTAATGTATTGTCTATAATACTATCGATATCAATCACGGATGTACTTTCCTATCTTAGCAGCTACTTGTTCGAACGTTTCGTTGAAGATAGAAATCTTAAACATGATTCGTTCAGTTTCGTTGTTTTTTACCGAGTGCGGTTTTGTAGTGTCTATTAGCACAGACTCGTAAAAGTAATCTTTATCGCCGTAGGATATAGGACTTGCATTGTCAGTGAGTATAAAATTTAAACCGCATAGTGTACCGTTGTCTATATGTTCTGGGATTACAGCAAACGGTTTAAGCCAATAAAACCTAGGCTTACCTGCTACACCAAAGTCAGTCATAATCTTTTCTATGTAAGGACTCGATGCGTGACCTATTAACCAATCGTCCATTTTAAGATTAGGATATCGTGAATCAGTGTAGCCTGTTGCAAGACTTTTGACTTGCAGAGCTTCTTGTAAAAGTTGCTGTTTATCTAATTGGTAATTTAGATGTATTACTGGTTCCATCTAGTACTTATACTTCTAGATTTTATAGCCAAAATAATAGGGCCCAAAGGCCCTATTATAGTTATAGTCGATTACTTTGTTGGAAACGGCCAAGCACCGTTGTCGACTTTAATAGGAGCAACGTAGCGATAGCGTTCTTGATTGCCCCACATACGGTCCTGACTGCCTTTAGCATAACCTTCGCTATAGTCAGTACGGTCTTTGCCTTGCAAATCTCCGCTAGTGTTATACTCGTTACGGAAGCCGGCAGTATAACCTCTGTAGAAATTGCTGGTACCAGTCTTCATAACCTGCGGGCGGAAACCATTGCTTTGAACTGATTGGGTGAAAGCTGCATCTGCTTTATCCTGATCAATCTCGCCAACGACTTCGTAGCGGCAAGCACGACCCTTAGTTTGGTTGTAGTCACTAGGAATGCTTACAACGTCACGTGGGTTAATCTTAACGATAACTGTACGTTCGCCACCGAAACTGTTCAAGTAGTCTTTGCTACAGAAGTGCAGTCCTGTTGAGCAGGTATTGTCCTTGTTGTCGTCAACATCGTAACGTTCCATTTCAACAATCTTACCAACACTATTATCCATAGTGCCACTGTGGCAGTCCAAGTAATTGGCACGAACTTTCTTATAGGCCAAGAAGTGACCGTCTGGAGTAATGGGCAGGTTACCTTTTTCCAGGAAGCCATACAGTTCGTCGACTGCTCGCTTGCTAGGATTCTGGTACAGGTTGTCCATGAAATTAACCATCGGTTCGATTGGGAAGCCTTCGCGGAGCATATCAATCATTTTAACTGCCAAAGTAGTATGCAGTTCCTTACCCTTCCAGAACAAAGTTTCACCTTGAATGGAAACATTGCCCTGTCCATAATTGAGCACAACCTTTTTAGGCTCAATTGCTTCTTTAACGGCATCCCAATCGCCTGCCTTAATTGCGTCCACAACCTTTGAGTAGGTAATGTGGGTCTTATTAATGGTGTGGGGTTTATTGTCAATTACAACAACAACATTATCACCTTGAATCAAAAACGGATAACTCATTTTAAACACCTTTCTGTGTGTCAATATCATTAATATACTGTGCTAACTCTCCGGCAGGTACACTTCTCAGGTACGCCAGCAACGGATAACGATTTGTAATTGAATGGCATTCGTTTACAAACTTCTTAACTTGTGCCTCTGGACTAAAAGTTACACCTTGAGCATAACGTTCGCACAGTCTCTTCAAGCTAGATTCGTTATATCGAATTTTTTCGAAACCTTTCAACTTTGAAACAAAAACTTTATAAGGACTTTTTTCGTTCGCAATAAAGTCTACGATGTTGTTATTATAAGCAACATTGTTATAGTTGTCAATAGCCTGCAACACCAAACTCATAATAAGTTTGTTATCAATTGGCTTAGCCAACACACCAGCAATATGCTCTTCGATATTGACCCAATTCTTTTGTGTACGAATGAACTCGATATCAGTTTTACGAACACCGTAAATGGTAGTCTTAAGTCCATCGATGCCACAGTCCTTCAAGTCGTTGTAGAACTGTTTAGCATCTGTCATACCATACTTGCTTTGGATTTCAAATCCGCTCAAAGGCAAATAGTAGTAAGTACCGTTAGAATCAAAGCTGTCAGCTTTGCCAGCATCACGCCATACCATTTCCTTTTCACGATAGTAGCCACCGTTGCCACGCTCTTGCAGGCTCAGGATAGTCACGTTCTTAGCAATACCTGCTTGACGTTCTTTCTTGTCTAAATCGCTGGCAATGGACACATAGTTTTCGGGAGGAGAACTAAGAGCTTTAAAGAAAGCCTTGAGCTTCATTTCCTTGGTCTTATCGGCCTTGTCCAATACATACACGCGAGCATTATGATCAGGCTTGTGGGTACGGTAGTGATACTTGGCACGTTCAACAGCACCAACTTTAGTATCGTTGACAATAAATCGAACACTAGAACTAACATTGAATCCCCAGTAGTGCCACATATCGTAACTGTTGGTTGCAGGGTTACGAGTGTCGCTGTACTGTGTGCTAGACTTCAAATTAGGGTAAGCCTTTTGATGCTTACTGTAGTCAAACCCTCGAACAACGATATTGTACTTTGCGGCGAGTTCATCAATACCCATCTTAAACTCTTTAGTTCCACCGTAACGTACCACATCAAAAGTAGGCAGTTTAGTATCAGTAGCAAACTTCTTAACCGCAGCATTCCACAGACTGTGATTTGACTTGTTAGCAAGGAAGATAGCACGTTCCCACAAGTTACCAATAACGTTTGCTTCTTTGGCGATGACAACCGACAGCGCATCGTTGACAGCAATCAGTTTGTTCTTGATAGCTTCAACAGTTTGCGGAATGTAAGACAGGCCTTCGCGACTAGCTTGGAAGTCCAACTCGCCAATTGCAAAGTGCATCTCCAACCCACAGCTCAGCAGATTATTCAACCCACCTACATCACTGCCTTGAGGCAGTTCAATAGGATAGGCAATATTACCCATAATAGCAATACTACGGCGAGCGTCTTTGTAACTATGAACACCTGGAATGATATTCTCAGTTTCGTAGTCTACATCGCGGAACGCAAATGTAGAGTCACCAGTAACCACTGGACGTAGTTTAAAGTATGTATAGACATGTCGTGCTTCGTCGCGGAACTTTGAAAAATCGTAGCGGTCGTTAACACTGAACTTGACTTCAACACCGCTAGGCTCGTCGGTATTCTCGCTGGTCATCAATGCGATACTAGGCACACCTTGGTCATTAATAAAGGCAGTATAGATACCTTTGACACCGTCTTTGATTGCAGTAACAGTAAAGTTATCAGTATAAGAGAAAGGACTCTTACTACCCAAACCTAACGCACCGATAAATTCATTACTTGAAGTCTTAGTAGATTCAAAATAAGTGGTGTAAATGTTTGTAACTTGGTCGTGGTTCAAACCAGTGCCATAGTCGCGAATAGCGAACCAAGGTTCCAATTGATTGGGAAGGTGAACATCAAACGGAGTATCAGTCTTGCCTGCGGCGATATGACTGTCTACCGCATTACAAGACAGTTCACGGATGATAGCACGGACCTTATTGGCATACAAGCCTGAGCTCAAAATGTTAAATGCTTTAGCAGAGTTGCGAATACGGAACTCACCAATCTCGCCTACGTTGGACATAATTGCTTCGTTCTGCGGAGTAGAATTGATAATTGCCATGTTAAGCCTTTCAGTGCCTGTTTGTTTAGTATGTGTATATTATAGCAAAGAATGCCAGGTATGTCAACTGTCGATGGTTCCAAAATTTGGAGTCATTGACAGGATTTTGCCCAAAATAAATGGGCCCGAAGGCCCATTTTGGTTAGGCTTTGGCGTTAGCTCTTACTTGTTCAAAAGTAATCGATTTAACCAATTTGCCATCTGCCCTGAAACAGAGCAAGTGTTTTTGGTTATCTTACTGGGCCTACATAATCGGCACGTACATACCAGTCGGGAGCATAGCCTAGGTTGTTGTGTTCTTTGTTGTAGTTAGTGGCCCAATCACGGGCTTCCTGCTCATTATCAAAATACTTGGTGTCCCAATGTTTTCGACCCCAACCACGCTCATATTCAGTTAGCTCTACGCGGAAAGCAACTACATTTGGTTTTTCAATTCTGGGCATTTTGGGCTCCTTGTCTACCAGTTGTGTTATCTGGTACTTTTAGTATAACATCACTGCCAGAAAAGTCAACCAAAAAAAAAAAGGGTGTTGTATTTCTACAACACCCTTTTCCACATAGTGCCAGTGACTAGTTGAACGGCTATGTGATCTTAAAAGGCATCCCAGTAACGGTAGCCCTGTTCCTTGACTTTGGTAAGCACAAGGGTATTACCATTTGAAGCAACGAAAACATACTTGTTGCCGTTGTCATCAATCTTCTTAAGGTTAGCAGGTTCGAAAACCATGCTGTCCCAATCCCAAATATCATCACCATCTTCGTCCTTTTCATAGGCCTTGAAGTTGATGTGAACACGCTTGTTCAAAGGATTACCTTGCCATTCCTTTTCTTCAAAGTTGGTCTCAGCCATTTCTTCACCGTTGACAAGGAGTTTAACCTTGTAACGTGATTCCTCTGAGTACTCAGGTTTAGCATTCAGCATCTGCATAGCCTCTTGAGGAGTTTCACCAAATCGGTTCATTTCTTCAACAAGAGCTTTGAGCATGTCGAAGTTGAACTGACCAAAAGTACCAGCAATGCCAATAATCTTTTCAATGTGTTCCTTGGCCTTAAGGTTATCTTCACAGTATTCACGAATGAAGTCTGCTTCGAGCCCTTTGTACTCTAGAGAGTAGAACACACGACCTGGACGATTCCGCATGTGTTGATTAACACGCCACTTGTCGTTACAGGTAAGAACAAACAGCTTCTTAGTTGGATACACGCCATCCAGCAAAGTCAGCATGGCTTCTTGTTCGTGCTCGTCATAGACCTTTTCGAACTCGTCAAACACAACAATCACAGGTTGCTCAATGCTTTGAATAAATGCGTTGAACGCATCGCCACACCAAGGAGCATTAATTACGATTGTAGGAATGCTTTGCTCGTAGCCTTTGATAGACAGCATCTTAGCCAAGAGGGTCTTGCCTGAACCTTTTTCACCGGTAAGCATTACACCAGTAGTAGCAGGCCGGTCGTTAAAAGCATAAAGAATACGGTCGGCACGTTTCAGAGTGTCTCCATAAACCTTACCTTTGAATTCAAATTTATCAATGGCTTCAAGGAACAGTTCACCAGTCATTTCATTCTTCTTAATGACATAGTTACCAGCAGGGAGGCGCTCTGACAGATCCAGTGCTTCCTTTTTGGTTACTTTGTAAGTGTTGCCTTGTTTGAGAAAATAGGTCATTGCCTTAAATCTTTCAATGAGTGAATAAAAACTGTATGCATCTATTATATGTGTTTAGACGCATACAGTCAACTTCGTTTGGTTAAGTATACCAGATTTCTTTGAAGCCTTCTTCTTCAGTTGGCATTTCAAAATTATCAATCATGCTGTGCATAACATTATCTGGAATGTTCTTGCCTGGACGGCTAGCCAATCGACGTGCCAATTCTTCCTTTTCAGGAGTTTTGAAAACAACAGCAATGTGCTCGTATCCTGGCAAGGTATTGAACTTACGCTTACGCGAAGCAATAGTAGTACTGGTTTGATCCCAGATAACATCCAAGCCGTTGGCTTGACAAACCAAGGCTTGGTTAGCCATTAACTTGACAGCAATTGGCATGTAGTCTTTGAAAACTTCGTTGTAAGTCTTACCTTGTTCTTTGGCATAAGCTTCAACAAAATTATCTGTACTGACTACAGGAATATCCTTGGCCCAATCTTGTTCCTTGATCCAAGTACTTTTGCCGGCACCTGGCACACCGATTAATTGATAACACTTTGGCATCACTGTCCCATTCTATCTGGATTAAGTTCCCAACCCATGTCACTGACACGCTGTCGTAAACGTTCTATTTCATCTGCGGCTTCGTCTAGTAGGTTAGCAATCTTATCCGGTTTCCCTTCTGTGACTGCTAACCTTCCTGGAATCTGCCTACGAATTTCCGCCCGCTTGCGTAGACGGAAGACTAAACTTTGTTCCGCTACTGGTAAATGACTTTCGTCTTTCATGGTACTCTCCTATTAAAGACAAATCCTTTTGAGTAGACGAAGAAGGATCTTAGAGCCCTCTTCATCTCTTTCCAATAGTATTGACGATATGTCATGCTAGTTGTTCCCTTACCCAAGCCAAACGAGCTTGCTCGTCCATTGCTGTGTATTGTACTATATTAGCACGGATAGCGTCAACTAGTGGATAGTATTCTTCATCAAGATTATGCTTGATGTCCTTGTTCAAATCTACTAACTTGTCTGTACGTGGATTGCGAGCAACCCACTTTGAAGTCAAATAGTATGGTGACTTGATCTTAGCACTTACACCATCTTCTGTATAGAATACAAATCCTTCGTGTCGTACATTCTTAGTCTGTTCAACTAAGTTGCCAACAGTAGTTTCGTAAACTTCTGGCATGTAGCAGTTAAACTCTTTGCTCATAATTTCAAGAACACGAGGGTTATGTCCAATCTTGCTACACCATTCGTTTTCGCGATAGCCTAGCACATACATGCCTGCCTTTTCTGGAATGATGTGTGGGTCATTTGGATGAACACACTCGAACATTACAGTTAGACCTTGCATGTCTGCATTAGCAAAAGCCAATTGCCAGTCAGCCCACGACATATGAGTCAGCATCATTTCTTTTGCCATAGCAACATATTCGCTGTCTGTAGAGCCAGTAGTAGATACTAGGACATCTCCGTTATACCAAGTACAAGAAACCATAAAGCCGTTAACCTTACGGAATGCCAACACTTCGGTATCGTTAGCCAGCACTGGTGCTTCCTTTTCGATACCATAGTTGTAGATCTTTGTAAATGGATAAGCAACCAAGTTGAAATCCTTGTCTACGATAGACCCACGGCATTCAGCAATGTAGTCATTCCATAGGTTGTCATAGAAGACTTTCTTTTTGTACTTTAAAACAAAGATGTCGTTGCCACAATCCTTCATGTTAACCAATCCGGATGTAGCAACATACTCCTTTAGTTCATCCTTAAACATTTTAAACTCCAACATTCTTACGGGCCATGGCCATTAATGTAACATCGCCCTTGGTCATAACTTCTAACAATAATCTCTTTTCCTCTAAGTAAGTCTTTGCAAACTTTTCGTCGTGTGCCATGATGCTACGAGTGTTAGAGATTAAGTCAGCTAACTTAACTGTTTGTGCTTCAGCAGGAGCGGCCGCCGAATGTGCTCTGTCCACTGCCTTGCGAGCAGCTCTGTTGCCATGATCTGGACGACTAACGTCAGTTAACCAACCAACTAAGGTAGCAACTTCATCGCCAAACTCTGCACGGATAGTTTCTAATGTAACACCAGTATCTTCTACTGTGTCATGTAACCATGCCGCAGCCAACATTGCCTCAGTGTGCGGAACACTCCTAACAATGCTGACAACTTCGGCAGGGTGGACGATGTAGGGCTCGTTGGTGTACTTGCGAAGTTGGGCCACTGCTGCGTGTGCCGCTGTAGCAAATACTCTAGCTCTTTCTACCATTGTCATTGTCTGCTCCTTGTTTCTCACTATATGCATATTATAGCACCAAATCGAAGAACAGTCAATGTAATACTTGAGTATTAGGTATGATGTCCTTTGATTTCCTTGTCTTTGATCATGCGAATTGCACGATCCAAACCAATTACAATCTCGCCAGTAGAGTCCATGCCTACGTCCATGGCGCGATACTTTTCCAATCCACTGGTACCACCGTGCAAGTGTCCGTGAAAGTGCAGGGCTCCTCTGTGCATTTGGTCCCATTCGGCAATTGGATAGTGGAACATGACAATCTTGTGACCGTCGTGTGTAATATCCAAATACTTGTGTACTTCCTTAAATGCACGAAAGAATGTTGCGTCCTTCAATGTCTTACGGTCGTGGTTACCTTCGACTAAAATCTTATCGCCGTTAAGACGCATCATCATCTTGCCAGCATCGCTACCTGACATGAATGCCACGTCGCCTAGAATGTAAACCAAGTCCTCAGGTTGAACCTTGGCGTTCCATTCTTCAACCATTGCGTTATTCATGTAGACAACATCGTTGTTAAAACGTGCTCGTGTCTCTGGGCAGAACGTCATAATGTTCTTGTGCCCAAAGTGCAAGTCACTTGTTATCCATGTTTTCATTTCTAATCCTTAAAAATCGTTGCTGAATTTTCTCCAGTCGTCGATATTGTGTTGCTCGTCGGCATCGTATGTCCAACCTAGTGCCTTCATCATACGATGCTTTACTAACAGGTTAGGGCTACGGAATCTTTCAGTATCTTGAAAGCCCATCATAACACCAACTTCGCAGACTGCACCGCTACGACAAATGCCTGCAAAACAATGCACAATAACGTCCATGTTATTATCCAGAGCATGTTGTAGCAAGCGAACAAGCTCTGCGGCCTGCTCATGACTGCACTTCATAGCTTCGTCATCAACGTGATCCTTTTCCTCTACATCTAAAAATTCAAACTGATGAACTTCCTTGAACTGATGCTTTGGAGTAGGAAACCAGCTGGCAGGATCTGCAATCTGTATCAGCATACTGTTTTCTTTTACAGCCACATGAAAGCCCTTTGGGATATCATCTGCTGCACAATTTTGAATCCAGGGCATCATCGTCTCCTCTTTTTCCAGGTATAGTCAACACCGTCGGGGCATTTGCCGTCCTTGATGCTGTCTGCTCCAAACTTACCTACAAGTTCCATACCATTAACTTTAATCGTAACGAACTCACCTAATTCTTTAGCCCAGTCCATTGCTAGGGCTAGTGTTTCAAATTCTCTTGAATCTGTTTTACCTTTTACTTCTATCAAATCTTTCCTTCTTTTTTACGTTTTCTATATGTTTCGCTATTACAGTAGGGCCAAATTGCTGGGATTACTGCTTCTTCAATTTCACTAATTTGTTCAGCGGTCAAATGATCCAAATTCCAAACTAGTACTTCTAGTGTGTCTACATCAACTTTGTGTGTCACTGGAAAGTCTAGCACACCAGGTGCTACTCGCTTTTTGCCAATCTTTACATAATGACTAGGAATCTCTTCCACACCTTCGATGATGTATTTACAAACACCTTCTTTCCATCCTTCTGGGAACATCCATTTTGGTTCCACTTTTTCAACAGGCGTACTGTACAATGTTGCCAAATCAACGTCTAATTTTGGACGATGAGTCATATGGCGATTGATTACAGTATTAGTTGCCGCCTTACCAAAATAAAAGTTAACCGCTGGGTAAATGTAATACAAACCTCTGTGATTACCCACTTCTTCTCGGTTAATTGCACCTTCGGTTGTACTGTAGGGCTCAACCCATTCGTGGCCCAGTTGCTCAAATACTTCTCGAATTTTGGTAAGATTTTGTTTCATCATAGTAGTATTATAGCACCAAATTTTGGTTGCGTCAAGTTAAAAAAATAGGGCCCTAAGGCCCTATCTAAAACCGTTGTATTTCTACAACACTTTTTTACGCAAGGTCGTAGCGTGGGACCATTACAGTCTTAAGCATGATACCTTCTGGAGTGAACTGATCAAGATCAGCACTCAACAGCGCCTTCATGATGCTTGGGCTGAACCCAGACACTAGAGCGGCACCGCTCTTGTCGGCCTTGACTGGAACGTTATCACTTGCGTTTAAGTTCCAGAACACAATTTGTGGAACGGTGTAACCCGCATCCGCAAACTTGCGTTCGATCATTTCCATTGCGCTGTCATCGTAACGAGCGCATTGGTTGAACTGCATGTCTGACAAGATCAGCAACATGGCTGGCATGTCGCTTTGTGGAACATTACCCTTAACTGCAACGCTAAGAATCTTGTTCATAGCGGCATGCAGGTTAGTGCTTATATCCCAGTTGCTCTTAGACATTTGGTCTACCTTTTGAACAATGTTACCCTTTAGAGTAACAAGCTCTGGCTTGTCTGAGAAAGTCAAGAATGTGTCCTTGAACACGCCCTTGTTCTTGTCTGCTAGGTACAAGCCTAGACCAACTGCTACATCCAAACAACGAACGTTAGTGTTCTTACCTGCTGGGCAAGTCATAGAACCTGAAACGTCAACAATTGGCATGATGCTTGCATCACCAACGTAGTTTGGCAGAGCTTCCCATTGTGCGATGATATGATCTGTTTCAGTCTTATCATGCTTCACATATGAGTGAGCGATACCCTTGATAACATCATGTGGGAAGATTGCGTCAGCGTTAACCTTGACAGTCTTATCACCACTTACCAACTTCGCAACATACTCAGCGAATGCTGGAGTATGGCGGTTGAATGCCTTCTTGTACAGACGAGCTGCAACAGAAGGAACGTGCGAGAAGTTGATGTTATCCCAGTCGTTGGCACACATTTGTGTTTCAACAACCTTTGTAAGAGCAACAAGGCTCTTACGGTATTGCTTTGGAGACATTCCGAAGAATGCTCGGATTTCAGCCGCAACCTTGCCTTTACGTGGAGTCCACTTAGCGGCAAGACCGTTACGTTCACGCAGGGCATCGCCCAACATGGTATAAGCGGCTGTCTTCAAAGTTGGTGTAGTGAAGACAAAGATGTCATCCCAACGACCAACTTCGGGAACCTTGCGAAGCAGAGCCATAGCGGCATCTGGTTCATGCTTTTCCAAGTAGACAAGGATGTCACGGAAAAGTTGACGTTCACCCGCACCACCACGGACATCACGTGCCCATTGTGCGATGCGTAGCGCAAGGTCAGAGTTTTCTACGTATGCGGCCACAAAGTCCTTGGTAATGTCCTTACCACGACTTGCACCGATCTTGTAGAAAAGATCAACAGTCTTCTTAGCTGTTGATGCACGAGCCTTCATACCGTTTGCGGTACGGGCTTCTTGATTTGCTACTGCGTTTACAAATGCGTTCATTTTGTTACCTTTCAGAATGTATTTTGTTTTCGATATGCTTGAAAATTTTGAATTGCTGTTAACATTCTATTGTTAAACAGGATAGCCGGAACAGTTTTTATTTTCTGCTTGGCCCCATCCCCTGTATATTGGTTCAGTTCCCCAAGCCTATCATGTGAGTTCTGCACATGAACATATATGTCTTCCCATAAGCCATTAGTTCCATTAGCGTCTAGTATTTCTACTAGATATAAAGGTTCCACCTTCAAAGCCTTGCGGCTCCAGTGTACACCAGCCTTGCGGGCCGCCGTCTACTACATTAAGTGCATCAGTATAAAGTTAAAGGTTGCTGTATCTATCCTAGAAATCAACAGATTAGTTTTTTGCCAGTTGTTTTACCTGTACTAGCACCAGGGTTGATAGGCTATGAAGTTATCTCTGCCCATCCGTTGATGCGATTATTAGTCGCTGTTGGTTGCTGTAACTAATCTAAAATCTTACAATAGTTCTATTGTATGTTCTTAGTTGCTGAGAGTCAACTAATTTTGGTTAACTTGATAGCCAAATTGTTGACGCTGACTTCTTTCCCATTTTTGGTAGTAGTTTCGTGCTACAAATTCAGCAGCCAAACTATCACCAAACATCGGAGGTGCAGTCAATACAGACTGCCCTGATCGATCATATACAGTTACATCACCATATATACGATCAGCAAACTCAAATCTGTGTGAGCCAGATAAGAATCTGTTATTAGTTCTTCCGTCTTTTAATTTATCAACTGTACGGTTGAAATCAGTATTATTCCAATTTAAAATTTCTTCATCGTCTCGTACTATGTAGACGCTTTTAGACATGTGTACAAAGTCACAGTGAAAGTGATCTAATGTTGTACTTTCTGTAGGAAACGTCCAGTCAATTAAAAAACACGGAATGCCTAACATATGAGCTAAATGGGCCATGCCACCTTCGTAGCTAATAACAGCACGACAATGTTTGACCATTAACTCTATTTTATTTTCTAAATCAAAGCCGGGACGGTCTATAGTGATTACTTCGTAATCCAAAGACTTTGCCCAAGCAAATATTTTGGCCCAGTATTCGACAGGTCTGTGTTTACACCAAGGCCATTCGTTTTTATTATTATCTGGCTTGTCTGCATAGAATCCTGCGATTGCTATACAGCGTTTGTTATTATTGTTATATGTTGGAAGAATCTGTCCGTTGACATTAACATAAGACGGTCTGTAGTATTCAGTTAACAGTTTAACTGGCCAACCCGTATTGTTAAAGTTTCCGTTTGAATCTGTTTCTTCTATAGATAGTTTGGATAACGGAATTCTAAATATACGAGCATACTGTTTCAGACGATTCAAAGTATTATGTTCATTAGAAACATGAAGCACTACTTTGTCTTGTGCATTGGCCAAGGCAGATATTAGACACAAATTATCGCCAAGGCCAACACTATGTTCGTTGTTTAGGTGAACATTAATTTCTTGCATTCTTTTTTTCTAAATATGTTTGACAATCAATACACATTTTACATCCACTAATGGCTTCTTGCCTAGCCTTAGGAATCTCTTCGCCGCACTCTTCGCAATGACTTAGACTAGGACCTTTTCCTATTTTTGCTCTAATAGCATCTACTGCGGCTGTGTTTCGTTGTAATGCAAGAATCTGTGCAATCTCTGCTTCTTCTTCATTGTTACTTTCAAAAGTCTCTAAATCAGACATCTACGCTTCCTTGTTTGGTACCTGGACACGGTTTCGAACCGCGGACCTTCGCCGTGTAAAGGCGTTGCTCTACCCCTGAGCTATCCAGGCAAATTTTATTTAACTTTATTAATATATTCTGGACCAAGTTTACCGTCTTGAAATTCTTCTAAGGCAGTGACTGGTGTATGAATATGTTCAAATCTTGTACTACTAGATTGTTGTCTGCGGATTTCTCTTGCACGAGCCGATGCCATTAACACTAGATTAAATCTATTGCCACCAGCATTTTCGACACAACGTTCTAGGTCTAAGTTCATACTTCGTTCACTCATATCATACTCCAAAATATAATTGTAACATACTTATCATTGTGTGTCAATATCTGGCCTCGCCAGTAGGAATCGAACCTACATTTAATTCTTAGGAGGAACTCGTTCTATCCATTGAACTATAGCGAGAGGATTGCATCTATGCCGTTTTCAATCGAAGGTGGCCGTTCCTCGTACTTAGCTTATAGTTAAGTTAGATGCAAAATTGGTGCCTCTAGCAGGACTCGAACCTGCACACGCCGGCTTATCTGGCCGGTGCTTTGGTGAGGTATAAGCTCACGTCTTTACCAATTAAGCTATAGAGGCAGGAGATTGGTTGCGGAGGTTGGATTCGAACCAACGATTCTTGGCTTATGAGACCAAGCGGATAGACCACTTCCATACACCGCGTCAAATTCGTTACACACTACTTGTCCTATTATACGCCATGTGTAAGGGCGAGATTTTGGTCGGAGTACAAGGATTCGAACCTTGGACCCTCTGGTCCCAAACCAGATGCGCTACCAGACTGCGCTACACTCCGATATACTTTTAATTCCTTAATCTGTCATGATCTTCTACAAGAAGGTCATATGTTGTTTTAAACGGTTCTTGAAAATAAGGATTAACATTACCTACTAAGTTAGTATATGTATGTTGAATCCTATAGCAGAGCCTGTTATCAGTACTGCCAAGACGTCTGTGTAATGTAATACTGTTATCAAACAGACACAAATCGTTGTCCTGTTGATACCAGTGATCATAGATAAATTTATCAACAAATAATGTTTTATCGATGTAATCAAATATTGCACGAGACTCTTTATCTGTCATTCCTTTGATACCATTTATAGTATTAACACTATAATGTAAACCTTTTATGCCTCCAGGACTTTGAATTACCAACGGTATCTCTGCAGGTTCTGGACACATGTTTTTGTACATAAGATCATCTTGATCTGCATTTAGTCCTGGATTAATCCGTCCAGGAGAAAATCTGTGTTCGATGATCATTTCATCAAGTTCGCTTCTGAAACTTTCTGATTGCTCTTCATACCAGTCTGGTGTTGTAAGAAAACCAGTACAACTTCCAACCATACCAGTATGACCCAACAAGCTAACACCGGGTGTAAACCCTAAGTTTCCAGATTCATTACTGTGCCATAGCAACTCGCCTTCTTTGAACATTCCAAGTGGATTGCCATGTTTATCTTTCATACCAGAAACTCTTAATACCTTTGTGTCTGGTGAAATATCAAATGCTACAATCCTACCTAACTCCATGACCCATTTTCTATCTTCTTCTTCTAATGGGATTCCGTTTGCAGAATTATAAACTAATAACTGTCTAAGTTCAGAAAGATTTTTAAGTTTATACTTATTAGCCAGTCTGTAGTTGTGTAATACGTTAGGATAGCCAAATTGACTTATCCTAGTCTCGTAGTCAGTTAGTTTAATATTAGTATTTCTAATGATAGTAACTAACTTTTCCAAATGAAGTTTACCAATTTCTAGCCATTCTTCATTGGAGATATTATTAAAATCCAAGTCATCTACAAAGACCCCAAATCTTCCTAAACCTGGTATTTTTGTTATTTTCATCAGCTATCCTCAATTTGGAGCGGGTAGGGAGAGTCGAACTCCGCGATCTTCAGCTTGGAAGGCTGCTGGACGCCCCTTGTCCTGTCTACCCGCACTTTTATATAACACACTAAGAACGACCACAACATCAAAAAGACCTGGAAGCCAAGTGTTGTGCATAATGCATTATATAAAAGTGTCTAGCTACCTACACCACATAGGCCCTAAACTGAGCTGTTACTCTGTCCACGTATTTTTCCATTTAGACGGGTTAGCGTCCCGCCTTTGTGATTTCTCAAGTCGCCCATATAGCGGGCCTTGCGGCAGATCCAATGCGCCGTGTCAGTATGGCTGCGACAATCGCCCACTTTAATTAACAGTACAAAGTGTAACCCGGGTGTTTGGTGCTGGTTGTCGGATTTGAACTGACGACCTACTGCTTACAAGGCAGTTGCTCTACCCCTGAGCTAAACCAGCATAAACTTATTTAATTCTTGCTTCAACTATTTTAATACGATTTAGAATTTTTGCCTTGTCTTTTGGACGACTTGTTTTCTCTGCCATTTCTTTTAGTTGGGCCAGACTAAGCGGACCTAGTCTTGGCTTACCTGTTTTATATGTCATTGGATTTGCCATAATTTCCTCTTATGTGGTGGAAGTGACAGGGATCGAACCTGCGACATTCTGCTTGCAAAGCAGACGCTCTCCCAACTGAGCTACACCCCCATTAATTTTTTCTAACGCTTGTACAACTATCGTTCCAAATTTCTTGTGCTTGACGCTTGTAATCTTCTAACGCTGCATCTACACAATCCTCTGTACTTAGTACATCTTGGTATTCGTTTTTGTCTGTACCTGTGTTATCTTCTTTTTTACTAAAGATCCTATCCCAGTTATTATCAAAAGTTTTTTGATCAACACTAAATGGTCTTGGCTTTGAACCTTTTCCACCGTCTGACATAACATCTCCTTATTCTTGGCTCCCCGAGCTGGGCTCGAACCAGCGACCAACGGATTAACAGTCCGGCACTCTACCAACTGAGCTATCAGGGAATAGAAATTATTTATTCATTAACTGGTGTTGCACTATTGCTTGTGGTATTGTAAGCACCACCGGTTCGTTCACGCTTGGTAGTCTTAGGAACAATACTAGCAGCATGTTCAGCTTCAATAAACATACGCTTCCAACCATTTCGATGTTCGTTTGTTCCACCCATCAAAGCAATCATGCGTTTTGCTGTTTTACTCAATTTAAATGATGCACCAGTCTTTGCCATATCTTTTTCCTTTTTAAATTTGGCGGAGTGTATTGGATTCGAACCAATGATCAGAGTTTTTGCCCCGATGCCTTCTTAGCAGGAAGGTGCCTTCGACCAACTCGGCCAACACTCCATATTTGGTGCGACTGCCCGGAATCGAACCGGGACGCTGTTAAGCGAGAGATTTTAAGTCTCTTGTGTCTACCTATTTCACCACAGTCGCGTAAATCTATTATAGCACAAATTTCTAATGCTACAAATTATTTGGCGTACCCCCAGGGACTCGAACCCCGACCAACGGTTTTGGAGACCGGTATGCTGCCATTACACTAGGGATACAAACTTGGCGACCCGTACCGGATTCGAACCGGTGATCTCCGCCGTGACAGGGCGGCGCCTTAGGCCAGACTGAGCTAACGGGCCAATGTTTGGCGGAAGCGGTGAGATTCGAACTCACGGTGCCTTTCGACACGGCAGTTTTCAAGACTGCTGCAATAAACCGGACTCTGCCACACTTCCATTGATTGGTGCCCCAAGCGAGACTCGAACTCGCACACCGAAGTACTGGCTTCTAAGACCAGCGTGTCTACCAATTCCACCATCGGGGCATATTTGGAGGTCAGGGTAGGAGTTTAACCTACCTGTAGTCGGTTTGCAATCGACAGCATAAACGCTCTGCCACCTGACCATAATTTACCATTAATGTTGTCATCTGCACTATTTGCCTACGTTCAACAGCTTTACTCGAGTTTACTGTTTATTGCGTAGGTTACATAACGCTTGATCATGCCTCTGTGCTTACAGAAGACAACATTAATGGTACTCGGTAGGGGAATCGAACCCCTCTTCCCGCCGTGAAAGGGCGGTGTCCTAGACCGATAGACGAACCGAGCACAATGTCTTTTAAATTTTTAACGAACGAAAGAACTGTTAGTGTTTTAACTAACTAAGCCACTATTATATAGCATAAACGCAGTCGTGTCAACTATATTTTGATAGTTTGGTTGGCCGGGCTTGCAGGAATCGAACCCACACCCTCTGTTTCGAAGACAGAGATGATATCCATTTCACCAAAGCCCGTTGACTATTTATGGCACCGCGAGTTGGACTCGAACCAACATCTTACGCTTTAGAAGAGCGTTGCCTATCCTTTA